AGAGCCTCAAGAGCCTCCTCTACTTGTGAATTACCATACTGATCTACATATGGTGGCATTGACCATTGCTCAGGTATAAATAATCCTGTTTTACCAATAGTACCTTTATCATCAATTAGCTCAGAATCAACACTATAAATATCATTAGCTTCTGAGTTGAGAATCAGTTTCTTAAGTGGATCACATTGACTTAAATCACCGACAGAACCTGCTGCTATAAACACACCAGTGGTAATCATACCAGACCTAAGAGCAGGTCTTAAGTATTCATAGGTCTCATTCATCTTGGGTGCAATCCCAGCCTCCTCATGGAAGAAGAATTTCGTAGGACCACCGACACCTGTTGTAGGACTTTTTTCAAAAGACATAGCCTGAATTACACCCTTAAGACCAATCTCTGACTTTCTCTTTTGCCCACCTATAAAGTTTACAATCTCAATCTTCTGCTGCCAGAACATTGCCTTCTGTGGATTCATTGGTCTATACCAAGCTGTATGCTTATTTAAGAATGCTTCATATTCCTCTAGGAATTTCCAGGTACCCTTTTCATTTACATAGTCCTTTAGACTAGCTCCCATCTTTAGGGTAACCCCTTCCTCAAACCATATCTGATTAATCAGTTTAGCAGAGTGAAAATAAGAGCTGGCAATCTGACGTTTCTTAAGAATAGCACAGTGTTTATAGTCAAGCTCTGCTAGTATCTCATATAAAGCCATATGGTACTGGGCATCCCTTACATCTGCAAATCCAAACTTCTGTGTTTCCTTATTAAAAATAGGGAGGAAGTTAAGCCACATATAATAATCCCTAGTTAGATACCAGGTATTATTATCTGACTTAAATATTATACCTTTTCTGCACTTTTCTTTTTCTGTATCCCAGTATTTAATAAAGTCTTTGGTCCCTTGCGGAGCAAGGCAGTAAACACCATTTTTTGTAAATAACCTACCTTGCTCATTGAACAGTTTTGTATTTTCATCAAATGCATACTGCCCAGGTTCTTTAAATATGTTTTTAATAAAGTCATAAAAGTCTTTTCGACTATCAAAGTCGGTATATGACCAAGTGCCGTTTTCATAAGTGGGTATATGTTGATAGATTTCAGTATTCATTTAATAGCTTTAAAATCTCAGTCAAAGCTTCATGTCTATGATTCTCAGTAAGAATAATCTTATTTACAAACTCTGACTTCTCCACTTTAGGTATATCATGGATAGCTGATTCACTCTTAATCTTAAGGTCAATCTGTTGCATATCACCTGTAAATATCATGATGGAGTTCTTACCTAATCTACCTACACACATCTGTAGTTGGGCCTTGGTTAAGTTCTGAAACTCATCTACAATACATACAGCATTCTCAAAGGTTCTACCTCTAAAGTGGCTAAGGGATACTAACTCAATAGAGCCATCCTCTTCCATCTTGTTTAGGATATCAGGTTTATCATATACCTTTCTCATGTTAGATTTGATAGGTACCAACCAGGGTTCCATCTTCTCCTTTTCTGACCCAGGTAAAAACCCATTATCCTCTGTAGATACTGTAGGTCTAGTAATAATAATCTTGTTAACTCTTCTCTTAAAGTACATATCCAATGCTATCTGAACAGCTACAAGTGTCTTACCACTACCTGCATAACCTATCAAAAAGTTATACGGGGTGTTCATTATCAACTCTTTAGCCTTTTTCTGCTCATCAGATAATGTGATAGAGAACTTAATCTCACCCTTAGGTGGAGTCTTGTCTATGTTTTCCTTGCCCATACTATAAAGATAAGAGTTTCTTTATTCAGTTCAACAGTGTGATAAAAATATCAACCTAATTGATCATAGGCTAATCCTTGTCCCCCTCGCACCTGACTCTTTAACTCATCTTGTAAGTCTTTGTAAGCACCTTTATATGAATCTCTAATCTGTTGAAACTTGGCAGCAGCGGCAACCAAAGAATTAATATTACCATCTCGTCCATGTGTAATCTCTGTAGTTTCCATGTATGTTGCCAGTTTATCCAGCATTTGTTTGATTCCTTTATAAGCTCTAGATGTAGGTGTTTCATACATGTCTTTACAGAACTTAAGAGCACCAACTATATCACCATCATCTGTAGAAAACTCAGCCTGTATTTCCTGAAGTACAATCTCTTCTTTATCAATCTCTGATAGATTAAAGAAAGGATTAATATCAGGATTAGGACAAGTCATGTAAAATAAATACTGATAGATCTTAAGATAGTCATCAGGGTGATTATCCATAATTGTCTTTAATGTCGCTAGAGTATAACAGTGTTCTGTGGGAACTACGACATTGTTTTGTATATCAAATAACTTTACTATCATTTTCTTTCTAAGCTTATATTCTTACAAAATCTTATCTCTTTATTGTTCAGTGTCCATATTTCTCCATCATCCATAGCACAGATAAAAAGTAAATCATGCTCTTGACTATAATCAATTACCATAAAAGCATATCCTTCCATCCCATCTTTGATTCTTTTTATCGGAATCATAGGGTTTAACTGGAGCATCATTTTTCTTTCAAATGATTGATTATAGAGATAACCTCTGACTTTAAGTAGGGTAATTCATATCTATCAATATTCTTAATGACTGGATGCCCTTCTAAGTCAAGAACATGAATTTTATTTCCCTTGTTATCTACACCATCTGACTCAAAGATTACATGGTCTAGAATAAGCTTACCTGGTTTAAGTTTTGGGTTGTGCTTAAGGATCATGTACATGTAGAGACTAAGCTGTAAAGCATAATGATTATAGTTACAATCATCAAGATTAGATACTGGTGGAAGCATTTTCTTAAATATTCCCTCCCAAGTTTTATACGCTTCTCTCTTAATCTCTTTGTTTGTTTTATAATCATATACATCAATTCTACCATTAACAACTTCAACTCTATCAGACTGCCCACAAATACCAGCTGATTTTAAGTAAACAAAATGTTCAGGGTAGATACCATTGTCAAGCTTTTGGTTAGGAGCTACTTTTAGACCATTCTCTTCTACAGATTTGAATATATGTAGATCAAGCCCATCCCGGTTAATTGTGTCACATCCTAGTATATCAGATTCTCTTTGATTATGATACCATGTTCCAAGATTAATAGCCCTATCTGATTCATTCTTCCAGGCATTCTTAATCTCTTCTGGAGTCATTCCATACCATTTACTCTTCTTATTCTTAGAAGATTTTAATGCTACTACATCTGCATCAAATGGCTCCTTAAACTTAGAGATTATAGATGTAACACTGGTCCACTGAATAGTTTCATTAGGATCAACACTTACATACTTATGCTCTTCCGGTAAAAATTTAACTGGCATCTTTTTCAAGTTTTTTAGTAAGTGCTTTTTCTTCTTTTGCACTGAGTACAGCTTCCCATTTACTCTCATGACAATGAGACGATAAAGACCTTTGTAAAAACTGTAGTGAACAACCGCATGAACCACAGCAGGGTTGAGTTCCGGGAACAGCACACTTGTCACCAGATCTATCAATGAATTCACATTTTTGACATATTTCATCACGAGATGCCGCAATCTCTTCAACATGCTCATTTTTAAATATAGAGTTTTTGATTCCCTCAAGAATCTTTCCCTTCTTCTTCCATATTTGTATTAGTCCGTTCATATCTGTTGGTTTTTAATTCTATCTTTCTGTCTCTCTCCGCTATGTATTCAGTCTTTGCTTTTTCTAATACCTCAAGTCTTTGAGACATATTGTGGTATTTAGTGTATTTAGCAAAGTTGTTTTTATCTAAATAATCTAACTTAGACTTATAGACAGAGATTAGCTTATCTAAATTTTTAATCCTGATCTGAAAAATCCCAAGGTTCTCAACATTTATTCTTGGGTATGCTACTGAGATAATACTTTTTCTAACATGCATCCAGTAGTAGTCTAGCACGTCATTTACTAAGTTATTCTCATGCTCTGAGCATAATTCAGTTAATAGTGGTTTAAGCTTCTTTGGATTCAATTCTTACAATCTTATAGTCCAGTAAAATGTTTCCTTCTGTCTGAACCTTAAGTTCAGGATTGATCTTGATCTTCTTTTTACTTTTACCTTGCTTGATTATCAGATTTCTTTTCTCTGCTTTTGCCAAAGCATTTCTTACAGATTGGCTGCTGCCAAAAATTTCTTTCTGGACAGCAGCCTCACAAAACTCTGTAAGTTCCCTCTCACCTGTTAAAGCTAAAAAGGTTAAGCAATTAAGATCAAGACCAGATACGGCTATGTCAGTAAGCTGACAATGAACAGCTATCTGGAATTTAGTTATATCCCAGATCTCCATTCTTATCCTTTTCTGTACTTGATTTACTATTGCCATTGTTGGTTTGTATTAGCAATTAGGATTTCTTGAGGGTTCTCTTTTTCTCCTGCGCGGGAGCTTCTTGCTCCATATCAGGTTCTTCTTGTGGGGTTTGGATTTGTGCTTGTCTAACCATAGCCACAAGTCTGCGGAGTCTTTGCTCTTCAATATCAGCTGTCATTTTCTCAAACTCTAGCTGAGTTGTCATGAATTCTATTTGTTCTTTATAGAACTCCAACATTTCTTGTTTCCTAGCATGGACCTCTTCAGGAGTGATTCCAATCGCTTGATCAAGTGTTTCTTCTGCAAATGCATTTTCCATGTGTTTTTATGATTTAAATTATAGGCAAATATACTAAATAAGTTTAAACTTCCAAAATTTAAACAAAAAGAAAGGCCCCATCGTTATGGAGCCTCTCTTAAACAAAAAATCAAAACAAACACAGAGCAAGCAACTCAGCTTGATTTCTTAGCCTTAATATATCCTGTTAACTCAGACAGGCTTGTATTCATATTAGTTAAGTGGGTGGAGATAGCGTCAATCTTGTAATCTAGCTTCTCATTAGCGGACTTCTGTTCTTCTCTAATCTCATTTATTCTTTGATAAATGTGCTCCTCCTTTTTATTCATATCGTCTTTGTTGTCTTTTACAGCCTGGTTGATGATAGCCACATCGGCTTTGTATTTTTCTTCCATATTTTCAACGGTGTGACTAAGTTTTTCAATAGCACGTTTAAGAGCATAGTAGAAACCAAGAAATGATCCTACCCCAATAACAATTGTCACAACGTCTCTGGTCTCAAAGACTAGCTGATTAACATCCATAAGTACAAACAAATATATACTCTTAATATAAAAAGAAATCAGTTAGCTGCAAAGTAAATTGTTGTAATAGTTAGACCTACTACAGCTACAGATAACCCCAAGTTTTTCATCTTAAGAAGCCTC